TCCAAGACGCTGTTGCATTGCGATTGGGCTCGTTCCTTTTCCGGTACGGTAGTGCACTGGATGTCCCCATATCGAAGCGGCTCCGTCAAGTGCAAGGGATTTCCCCGTACCAGATTCAGTACTCCCACAATGGATAGTGAGACCGTAAATCCCAGTAAAACGCATAAGAGGGGCGGCAGCACCCATGAGAATAACCGAAAGATGACCATACATTTTCTTTCTAATCAAGAGATTGATAAATTCACGAGCGCCTTCTATGCTACCCGTGGGCTTGGTGCTTTTGATGATGTTCTCTAAGCCGACCATAGGCACGGTAATAGGCGGGGTGTGCGCGGCAAAGATTTTCCCTGCGTACACAAAAGTTTTGTTGTCCTGCCATCCGTAACTTGTTGGGACTTCGATTGGTGCTTTTTCTAAGTTCATTTTTTCTACACATGCTCTTACATAGTTTGCTAAATTTTTGTCATTGCCTCCGCCAAATGAAGCAATAACCCGATGCTTTGCTAGGAGCTTCGTTGAATCGCCCTTCTCCATAGTAGACTGCATAGGCATGTCGATGGACGCCATACCTTGTGGCAAGTTTGCCATGAATTGGACTGTGTGTTCGGCTTCGTGTTTGAGAACTGCCACAGGAAAAAGATCGTACGACACGATCATGACCGGAACTTTGATCTTGTTGCCGTGCGCGTCTTCTTCCTCTTTCTCAATAAACACACCGCCGTTCTTGCCGTACGCGTAGCCAAAGGGTGGCTCCGGTCGGATGTATGCTGCCTTGCCAACGTGGACTGTTTTTTCCTCTTTCGTCACAGCCGTATCACGCCCAAGCGCTAGCGGGTTTGTAATCTTCCCCCAATGTGGACAACTGGGGCAGACGCCGGGGTTTTGCTCGTCAAGTTTTATGCAACCATACGGCCCTTTGATCTCGGCCAGTTTCTTGTGCATGCGCTCATGGTCGTACGGGTGCAAGTCACTTAACCACACCGTTGCTTTCTCGCTATCCTCACAATGCTTTGCAATGCTTAATAGCCCACGCCACAACGGCTCCATGCCATCATCACTTGCGTTCTCAGCATAGAACTTGATTTGCTCACATCCTGTGCCGTTCTTCGTACGAATCAAAATGTTCTTGAACCGAGTGACCGAGTTCTTAAACATCTCAAGCGTAGCGGCTCCTACTGGCCTCGTTCCGGGTAGTTCCAAGGATGGGCGCGGCGCAGGGATATTCTCGTAGGCTGTGCCCACAAGGTGTCTCTGAACCAAACCCCGAACATCGTCAAATTCAAACAGATCGCCTTCATTCATGAGCTTGACTTGCGTCTCGGCTCTCACGCGATTGCCGTTTTTAACGCCCGTGTTGATGGTGTCAGGCACTCTAAGAACCCGAGATGCGTCGCCCGTGATGGTGTTATCAATGGCTAGTTTCTTTTGGTTGCATAGGCGCTTGAACCCGTCAGCCACAGGTTTCCAATCGTCCTTGTCCACGGCTTCTTTGAATGGCCAGTACGCGTGCACGCCCCCACCTGATTTAACAAGCCAAGGGTTGCCTAATTCTGAGAGTCCGATGTCATCACAGAAAGACATGAGCGCTTGTACCGCCAACTTGGCGGACGGATACGCCTTGGATTTTACTTCTCCGTTTTCGTCGGGAATATCCTTTGGGTGATTACAGTCGATGTCGACTGCAATACATTTAACCATTTGGACATTCGTGGCCTTGCGGTTGTTTTTATTTCCAAAAGTACCCAAGGCAAAATATATATCACATCCATTTTGTTTCCACAGGTTTATCTTTGCTTCGGCTTCTTGCAAATCGTCAACATACACATGCTCCTTTTTCTTGGTGAGTTCTGCCACGCAATAGCGCCCGTTACCCGGAGACGGCAAAACCGCCGCCATAAACTCTAGCGGTTCCATTGAGTTCCTTCGGGGTTATTTGAAAAGGTCTAGCTGACCTTCTTGGGGATAAGGCGTTGCTTGTTGTACATCCGCTTGCATGAAGCGTTTGAGTAACTCTTCTTGGTAATTGACGGGCATACCATTGGGCGCTTGCAACAGGCTTTCTCCATGTCGGATTAGTTCTTGGTTACTGAGGGATCGAGGTTGTATTCCTTGCATATTCTTCTCCATGCTTCGTCGGCCGTTCTTGAGGTCGACATTATTTTTGTTAAAAGTTCTACCCTGTTTTGATACGCGACAAAAACATCTTTACCTTCAAACCAGTTGTACACAGTTTGTCGGGTGACGCCAAGCGCATATGCAATTTTTGTAACAGGGAAGTCCAAATGGATAGCCCAACGTCCGAGCGTGCCCCCCAAATTCTTGGGAGAGTGGGCTACCAAATCAATGATTTTTTCTGAATAAGGCATAATTTTTAAAGGTCGGGAGTAGCGTGGTTGCAACCAGAGGAAACGCATCCGTGAGTATGTAAAAACCTGACGAGGGTAAAGGAAACAATGCAAACCCCCCGACTCACGCGTTGCGACCGCTCTTGCTACTCCCTAAACTTATTTACTCATCATCCCAGTCATCAACAACTGCGGCAAGTTTGTCTTTCTTGACAGGCACAGCGCTTGGCTTGGCCACTTCTTTGCGCTTTTCGGGCTCGGGCTCAGGTGCGGCTTCGACTTTGGCAATGATGGCTTCGTGCACAGTGCTCTCTTCATCATCCATGAGTTGCTCAACTGTCTTTGTCTTGGACAATGCGGGCTTGGCTTTAACACCATCGGCTTGCGCGGGTGTCATTCTGATAGCATCAAGCGCTTCTTGTGTGTTGCTCTTGGCCTTGGACAACTCGTACTCGACAGTAGTCAACCAACGCACAGGTGCGAAGAATAGCTTGGGGCTCTCGGCCTTGGTGTCGAACTTCATGCGGGTCACGATCTTCTCAACATCCACGGGAGGAGATGCCAATGCAAGGTGCTTCACATAAGCCTGTAGTGGGCGCTTGTCGCCGTCTTCTTTACCAAACACAGACGTGGCGGGCAAGGTCAGCTGTAAAACATCATCAGGATTATCAGCCAACATCACAGCCAAGCGCTGTTGATAACGGCAAGCGCGGCTATTACCCTGACCGGAGCCAGCGATGTTTTGTTTGCAAGTCATGCAAGTCTCGGCTTGGGGCGCTTTGACTGTCGTGTCAGGCTTGTCACCGTCATTAGAAAAACAATCGGGGCCTGTGATGTTGTCGCCATCATAAGACTTTGCGTAAAAAATACGGCTGACCTTGGGCGCTGCTTTAACAACAATAACATCAAGATGGCGCTCTTCAATGGATGCCATTTCTTTGCCACCGGCCACCAAGCGGAACACACCGCCCTTGATGGAAATGCGTTTAGTGGCGTTACCCAATGCGCCACCCATGAGGGCTTTGGCTGTGTCGGATAGTTCACCGTCTCTTGCAAATGCGGGTACATTCGCGGGGTTAAAAATAGATACGTTACTCATGTGGTTTGCTTTCAATTTGCGGGTTTAGTGATGCGAATCTCGTACTCCGTAATGGAGTTCAAGCCCGGAGGTACAGCGCCGGGATTTTCTGACAGAAACATAGCCATGTTCGATTGGGCAATTCGTTTCTCCAACAAATCAACTGCTTGATGCTCAAGAATAAAATCCTTAAACGAATCCCAGTCGTGTGTTGAGTACTTTGTTTTCTGCACCAAAGTCGCTGTGCCGTGTAACGTCCTCAATGATGTAGCCCCCTCGGCTTTCATCATGTCTTTGAGCGCGAATTTGATTTCCTCTTGCTGTGCTTTGAGTTTCTCAACTTCTGTGTCGTACTCGCGTGTGAGTAGTTCCATGCGCTCTTTTATCTTACGATAAATCTTCACCAGTTTCTCAACTGGCACTGTTTCATTTTCTACTTCCATTTGTTTCTCTCCATGTTGTTTTTGTCAAGGGTTAGACAGTATAGCAGTTAATTATTTCATTGCAACTCCTTTTTTAATATTTAATTTCGTTCTCGAACATTTGGGTAATTAGCGAGTTGTCGCTCACTTTGTTCTCCAATGCTTTGAACATTCTCTTCTCAATGGGCGAGCCTTGAATGTGTATCACGGTTACCTTATCAGAGTTTTGCCCCTTGCGATCCGCCCTTGCAATCGCTTGTGTGTACTGCTCTACGCTCATCAGGGGGCCGTAGAATACCACGGTGTCAGCTCTTGTCAAAGTAATTCCATGCGCCGTTGCTTGCGGTTGCATGACCAAGACCCTAGGGTTTTCCTCATTCTGGAATCTCCTAATAATATCCGAGCGTTTTGTTGGGGTAACCGTGCCGTTAATGAAGTCGGCGCTGATGTTGTGTTTAAGTAAATGGTTGTAAATCGTATCAATCGTTGATCGGAACATTGCAAAAATCAACACTTTCCGATCAGTCTCTCCGAGTATTTCTTCCAACACATTGAGTCTTGGCGTGGAATCAAACTCGACAATTTCTTTTGTATCTGTATACGCCGCGCCACAACTGATTTGTAATAATTTTGAAACGGATGCGGCAGCATTGACCGCACTAATGGTTTCCCCTGCCGCTTCAACAAGCATCTTTTCTTTGAGCATGTTGTAATACTTGGCTTGTTGTGGTGTGAGTGGCACTTCACGCGTCATGGTCAGCACTGGGGGTAAGTCCAAGCATTGCGCTTTGGTGAACCTGATGGCGGGTTGTAGTGCTTCGTGTACCAATTCTTTTGCATCAGGCTTGGGCGCCCACTTGTACATGGTGAGCTTTTGCATGACCTTGTCACGCCAACCAGTAAAGAAGTGGGGCACGCCTGATGGGTTCACTAATTTAGCCAAGCCGTACGCGTCTACGGGCGACTGCGATGCGGGTGTACCCGTCATCATCCACAGATGTGTCTCGGGCTTTAAGATTGATTTGAGCGCCTTCCAACGCTTGGTGGTCACCGTTTTGTATGCGTTGGCTTCATCAACAATCACGAGATCAAAGCGTCCGTCATTGACAATTTCGCTGGCAATCAAATTCAGGCCGTCGTAGTTTGCAATGACGAACTCGTAGTTCTGTTGGATCATCTCTATACGGCGGGTAGCTTGCGAGTGGTGCGCGACAATGGCCGAACGATGTATGATGCTGTTGTTTAGGTCAGACAGCCACGCCGATGTCATAATGGATAACGGGCAGAGAATCAAACACCTACGCACATGCTTGATCTTCATCAAGTAGTCAGCCGCCCACAACGCCGACAGCGTCTTGCCCGTGCCGGGCTCTGAGAATACAAACGCTTTTCTGTGAATGGTTAGGAACGATGCCGTCTCGATCTGATGCTCCATAGGAGTGAAACGCCCCGGCCAATCGTAGCGCCTTGTGATGGGAGACGGCACATTCTTAACGCCCAAGTTCCTGAGAACCTGTACTTCCTCGACACCCCAATACACCATCACATCGTAGCCACTATCTTCACGCTCGATGATCTTGTGCTTGGGGATTATTCGGTACTTGTCGGGGTTGCGCGTCTTAAAGACTAGCGCCTTGTCTTGCAGTATTTCCATTTGCTTCTCTTTTATTTTTTATTCTTGCCGTAGATGTTGCCGTGTTCGTCACGCCAACTTCTGTTTGTGCTCTTGGGTACTACCCGCAAGTTCTTGGCAATGTTCTTACCGCCCGCGTCAAGCATCTTGATGTGGTCAACTTCTTTGTTGTCCCCCTTCTTGACCTTGCCCAATTTCATTTCAAGGGCTCTTGCCTTGTTGCGCGCTTCGCGCAGCTTGACTTCCTTGGGGCTTGACTCGTACTTGGTGTTGTACGCTAATTTCTCGGGGCTTGATTTTGGCATATGACCTCCTAATGTTTTGGATTAAATTCACAGCTAGTCACAGGACACCACGGACACAAAGCGGATGACTTCGGGTTCCATGTGCCTGTGGCATGTGCTTCTTCGATTCTAGCAAC